CTGGCGGCGGTGCCGCTGGCCATCGCGGGGCGCTGGGGTCCGGCGGTTTACTGGTTTGCAGCGGGGCTGCTTAATTTCTCGGTCATTTTTATGATGGAGAGGACGGGCTGATGTACTTCCAAACCAAAACCACCCTGCCCGCCACCTACCTGCCGCCGGATCTGCGCGGGCAGGTGACGTCGTACCATTACCGGCTGACGCGGGGGGAGAAAAAGCGGCTTAAAAAGCGGCGGCCGATCCCGCCCTCGAAGTGGGCCGAGCGTCACCGGGTGGTGACGAAGTCCGCCATACCGGGGCGCTGGAGGAATCGAACCACGCCCTATCTGGCCGGCGTGATGGACGCCAGCTACCACCGCTCGGTGGAAGAGATCGTGCTGGTGGCGACTCCCCAGGTGGGAAAGTCCGAGGGGGTCAACAACTGCGTGGGCTACGCCATCGACCGCGACCCGGCGGACGTGCTCTACGTCTACCCGGACGAGCTGACCAGCAAGGAAAACAGCAAGGACCGCGTGCAGCCCATGATCACCTCCAGCCGCCGCTTGCTGGAATACACCACGGGCTACGACGACGATATGTCCGTCAACCGCATCAACCTGACCCACATGGCCATCTATTTCGCCTGGGCCAACTCCGCCGCGCGCCTGGCCAACAAACCGATCGGCAAAGTGGTGCTGGACGAGGTGGACAAATACCCGGCCACCACGGGCAAAAAGGAGACCGGCCCGATCGAGCTGGCCAGGAAGCGCATGACCACCTACAAGGGTCGCCGCAAGATGTGGCTGGTGTCCACCCCCACCATCGAGGAGGGCCCCATCTGGCAGGCCTACCAGGAAGCCCAGGTGCGTTTCGTCTACTGGGTGCAGTGCCCGGCCTGCGGCGGCTGGCAGGTGATGGAGCTGACCCGCATCCGGGTGCCGGACGGCCGGCGCGATCCCAAGCAGATCAAGGCCGAGCATCTGGCCTGGTACGATTGCGCAAAATGCCCCGCCCGATGGGACGACGCCCAACGGGACGCGGCCGTGCGCGCCGGCCAGTGGCGCGAGAGTGAAAAGGGCATCGTCATGGCGGCCTGGCTGGCGGCCTTCAACCCGGCCTCGATCGCGTTTCAGATCCCCAGCTGGCTGAGCCCCTTCGTCAGCCTGTCGGAAGTGATGGCGGCCTGGTTTGCGGCCAACCCGCCCGGCGGACGCCCGGACAAAACCAAGTTGAAGGACTTCCAGAACGGCTACGCCGCGGAGCCCTGGGTGGCCTACCAGGTGGAGCGGCTGGAGTCCACCATCATGGCGCTGTGCGAAGACCGCCCCATGGGGCGCGTGCCGGGCGGCGGCCAGGTGAGCTGCCTCACCTTCGGGGCCGACACCCAGGACGACGGCTTCTGGTTTAAAATCGTGGCCCACGGCTGGGGGCTGACGCGGGACCAGTGGGTGATCCGCTGCGGCTTTGCGACCACGCTGGAAGGGCTGGAGCAAGTGCTGTGGTCGGACGCCTATGCGGACGCCGATGGCAACCCCTACCTGGTGCGCTGCGGGCTGATCGACGCCATGGGCCACCGCACGGCCGAGGTCTACGACTGGTGCCGCCAGCACCCGGGCAAGGTGCTGCCCACCAAGGGCGAGCGCACCATGAACCAGCCGTATGCCTATTCGCGCATCGAAAACTACCCCAACAGCAAAAAACCCATCCCCGGCGGCCTGAACCTGGTGCGGGTGAACACCAAGTATTTCAAGGACCAGCTGGCGGCGGCCATGGCCGTGCAGCTGGGCGATCCGGGCAGCGTCCGCATGCCGAGCGATCTGCCGCTGGACTACGCCGCGCACTACACGTCGGAATACGTCAACGACAAGGGCGACTGGGACTGCCGCCCGAATGCGCCCAACCATTTATGGGACTGCGGGGTGCTGAATAACTGCGCCGCCGAAATCATGCAGGTGCGGTTCTGGAAACCGAAAGAAGAAAAGGACGAGGCGCCTAAAAACCGTTCGGCCAGGCCGGACGACAAACCAAAATTGTGGTGATCAATCCAGGCGAAAAGGAGTTTTAAATGGCAGCCAGAAAATCAGGCGGGAAAAAAAATGACACCGAGAACACCGATGCGATGGGGGATGACGTCGACCGCGAAGCGGTTGCGCCGCCGTCCAACGTGCTGACCAGCCAGCAGGAGGTGCTGGACGAGCTAAAAATGGGGCAATCGCAGTTTATCCGGTTGCTGCGCAAATACCCGTTCGGGTGCTGCGGGGCGTCCGGGAAACTCAACGGGCGATGGCACGTCACCCGTGAGGACGTGTGGCGCTGGCACCGCTACGTACAGCGCCAGGAGCTGCGCCACCCGGATGCCAGGCGCATGCGGCCGGAGGAGCCGCCGGAACTGGGCGACATCCGCGCGCGATCCTGAAAAACCCTGTCAAGCAATTTAAGCTATCTATTAACTATTCATAAGCTGTCTATTAGGTGGTCATAAGCTATCTATTAGCTGTTAAAAACATAAAAAGATAAAAAACCCCATGATATGGTGGCGGCGTATAATCACACCACCATATCATGGGGTTTTCTTTATGGCGTTTTCCTCCACTGATTTATCAAACGTCGAGTCCGCTATTATTTCCGGTGCGACGGTCGGCCGCGTTTCCGTAAACGGCAAGTCTGTCGAATATCGTGGTCTTGATGAGCTTCTAAAACTGCGCGACGTGATTAAGGCCGACATCGATGCGGCCTCAGCCACCTCCGGCGGCCGACGGGTATCCACCACCGTCAAGAGTGACACATGGTAAACATCGGCAGCGCCATTGACCGTATCGTGGGCCTGTTTTCGCCCCAGGCCGAACTAAAGCGCATGGCCTGTCGGCATCTGGTGCGCTCGAAATACGCCGCTGCCAAAGGCAACACCAACACCGGCGGCTGGAACCCGGTGGACGACGGCGTCAATACGGTGATCGCCAACTCGGTGGGCACGCTGCGGGCCCGGGCGCGCCAGCTGGTGCGCGACATGCCGGCCATGGCCACCGCCATCCAACGGGTGGAGGACTTTACCGTGGGCGACGGCATCACCCTGCAGGCGCGGGTCAAAGACCCCGCCGGCGGATCCCTGGCCCGGGGCATCAACCAGAAGATCGAGGACACCTGGAAGCGCTGGTGTGACGAGGCCGACGCCGGCGGGCGCCTGCACTTCAACGAGATGCAGCAGATGGCTTGCCGCCAGGACGTGGAGGTGGGCGAGTATATTTTCATCAAGCGCTTCACCCGCGCGCGGGGGCGCCTGCTGCCCTTCGACCTGCTGGCGATCGAGCCGGACCAGTTGTCGTCCTACGGGGCCACGCCGCTGCCCGGCAACGAGATCCACCAGGGCGTCGAGTACGACCCGCGCACCGGCAAGGCCATGGCCTACCACTTCGAGGACGCCGACCGCTGGAAAAAGCCCCAGCGCTACCCGGCCGATCAGGTATTGATCGGCTTTCGCAGTTTGCGCCCCAACCAGCTGCGCGGCGTCACCCCGCTGGCCCCGGTCATTTTGCTGGCCCATCAACTGCGCGATTATTTGGAGGCCGAGATCGCCACGGCCCAGCGCGCGGCCCGCTGGCTGGCGTTCGTCAACAGCCCCGACCCCGCCGCGGCCCTGGCCGCGTTCGGCGGCGCCCAGACCACCGACGAAAACAACAACACCTACAACAGCATGGAGATGGGCCACTCCATCGTGGATTTTATGCGCACCGGCGAAACGGTGACCATCGCCAACCATAACCGGCCGGGCGACAATTTCGAGCCCTTCGTGCGGTTTATCCTGCGGTCCTTCGCCGCGGCCGTGGGGGTGACATACGAGCTGGTCAGCGGCGACTACACCGGGGCGCAGTATTCCGCCAGCCGGGTGAGCCGCAACGACATGCTGAAGGGCATCGCCATCCGCCGCGGCCGGCTGGTGCGGCAGTTCTGCGAGCCCATCAAGCGCGAGTTCATGTTTTGGGCGGTCACCACGGGCAAGCTGGACCTGCCCGGCTACCTGGCCAACCAGGAATATTTCAACCGCTCGGTGTGGATGGCGCCGGGGGTCGAGCAGCTCGATCCGCTGCGCGAGGGCCGGGCCGAGACGGACGCCGTGGACGCCAAGCTGCGCAGCCCGCAGGAAGTGCTGCACGCCCGGGGCCGCGATCCCGAGCAGGTGCTGGACGAGTGGGAAGAGTGGCAGCACATGCTGGAGGACCGGAAACTCGACGAGCCCAAGGAGCCGGCCCCGCTGGCCAGCAACCCGGCGGCCGTGGCG